GTCATTCCAGGTACACCATTAATGGCCACATCAACACTTACAAAGTGAACATGTTGAATAAGGTCATTATCCTTCAGTATCTTGTAATTGCGTTCGACTAATTCGTCCACGCAACTTTCAAGTAAATCAGGATCGAATAAATTACTTGGCTCCATCATTTCTTGTGCATTTTCTTGAAATGGTCGCCATGTCCCAATACCTTTAGGTTTACCATGAATACGAGGTAAATCCATTACTTCTGCCACAGTGTCACTAATTATACTCTTTTTTACATCAGAGCGTAATGTTCGCGTACCCTTTTCATGGGGTCCATACACTTCAACAGCTGTAGCACGATCAGCGTCCATAAAACGCATACAGTGCTTAGGATTTACATCATCGATAATATCAACTCCTTCCTTAGATAGAGAGTATTGATCGAATGAATAATCGTACTGCATCTCAGTGACTCCTCCATCTCCCTTCATAGGAAGTAGGTCGTCACTAAAAGATGCAATGGTATCACTAACTTGTGACTGTATCAAGGCTCCTGCTACACCATGCTCGCCATCGCCAGCCAGGTGCATACCCATGATCACAGCTCCTCGCGCTTGAAGAACCATAACCATGCCACACAATCCATTGAACGTGTAATGGTCAGGAGTATACTGAAATCCTTGATAAGACATATAGTCAGGGACATCAATTGTGGTTCTACTTCTGGTACGTACTAATGACGTATAACATCCAGAAGAACCTAATGATTGCTCCATTTGCTGTAGCACACCATCACGTGATTGGCTCATTTCCTTATTAAACCAGTCACGTCTTGGCCGATATATGCAAGTGGCAACTAAACTGTCACCGCATATATGTTCCTCGGGCAGAAACTTAACAAAACCCTTGCGTGGTTGTACACACTTGAGTCGCAAAATTGCATAGTCAGTTCCTGGTATCCGCATCATACTCTTCGCACTCAACATTTCCTTTACATCAATTCCGGTCTCATCTTTTTGACAATTTGTGACCATAATCTTCAGAGGATATGTGTGATTAACTGAATGATATGGAGCCAGCCAATAATTATTTTCCATTGGACATATATTAAAACATGTCGATCTGCCGTTAAATGATACTTTAGCGCACAAAACATTGCGCGCCACCTTATCACGTAAGTCAATATGCGTCGTTGACGCACTTTCCTTAGAACGACGAATTAACAATGGAACTCGCTTTAGCTTCTTGGCGACCCACGGATTTGGGACTTCGCCAGGCATCAATACAGGATCCTTTTCCTGCAATGATTCAGCCGCAGCTGATATTGTTATGGCACTACGCATAACTGCTATAAGACCTACTATGGCGCCAAACGCCGCAGCAACTTGCCAATTAGCAGATAATTGTTGTACCATATTTGTCGATCCATCACCGACTTGAGTACACACTTGTTTAAACACATCACCAAATGTACTCCCAGCCCTTACGGGCTCCCAATCATCATCAGAATTCTGTCGTTCCATCGTCGGTTCGGGTGTTGATTCCGGGTTCAACGGTGCAGCACTTTCGTCTACACTATCGTTCTCATCATCATCATCACTCTCACTGCCATCTTCATCTACAGGATTCAAAACACCTACCTTCAGGTGTCGATTCTCAGGTAATAGCGGCTCACCAGTAAGCATTTCTCTCTCACTTCGGGAAAGTAATTGCACCTGATCTGCCGCAATAGCACGGATCTCAGAAGTACCAAGTTTTGCGTCATTATTGGCGCATTCCTTGCATTCACTCTTGATCATGAAGTGAGGACAAAATCCTGTATCAAACATATTTAATACCTCACTTACAACGTGTTTTTGTTTCATGGTGTGAACTCGCGACTTAAGAGCTAAAAATCTCAATACCTCCGAAATATTATCGGTGCTATAGATATCCTCAAACTCATAAGTACAGCTTGTTTCGACATTATCACTACCATTGGACATTAATTTTACTTCTTGAACACGAAAATTCCAAGCACTTGGTAACTTTTCGCCGGTTGAATTTTTAAAACAACCAAGATGATCTTTGTAATCATCTTTCAAGTAAACATTAACGACCACATCAATCCTCCTCATAATAGCAGCGGCAACATTAGAAAATAAATGTGATTTGAGAGACTTAACATTAGTACTCAATACCATTAATTTAACTAACCACTGCATTAGGCCCTTGGACTCAACATCAGCCTTTAGTGCTGTTATGGGTATATTGTTCTTACACCGCAATACTCTATCTGTAGGTGGTTTTTTATACCACTCAACTTTAGTCTGCAGTATATCGTCGATAAACAATATAGTGTGTATTGCATCATTGTACTCCGTATCATATTCATCAGCCTCATTTGGCGACACAATATTCTTGAAGTCACACGGCCACCCATTGGCCTGACCAATACACTTGGCAATCACATTCATCAATAGTGATTTACCAACTGCTGATTCCCCATGCAACATCACGCAGAAGGGAGCTTCTTTAAAAGAAGCTGATTTCTTCTGCATCTGTATTGAAACATTAATTGAACCCAATTTCAATAAATAACCAGTAACAATGGATCGATTTTTACTATTCTTCTCCATTTTATGGTATTCATAAAATTTATCCTTCAGCTGGTGTAATCTGAACCTATAATCCTCTTCACTAGAGAACTTACCTTCGGACACATCACCAATAGTTCCAAGCTGATTGGTTGCAATTAATTTAGACCAGTTAACAATATCATTATATTCCGTCTCCATATCTTGCCATTGTGTATTGGTATAGAATATCGAACCGAAATTACCGGTCTTCATTACAATAAGGCCTTTTTCCAAAAAGAACTGTAAGGTACAAAGAATCATATCAATAAATCCTTTAGAACCTTTGCTGAAATCCCACACCTTGGCCTTAAAGAGGTGGAAAGTTGACTGATTAACAAATTTCTCAGTCTCATCGTCTCCACAGACGAATGCCATCAAGATTGTCAAAGCATTAGATATATGCTTGACAACGTCACCCTCCATGACAAATTTCCAATTTGAACTAAGCCAACGAACTATATCGAGAATCACAAAACCTGATTCCTCGGTACATTCGGCCTTCATCTGGCCGCTAGGCTTAGACATCGCGTTTCTGACAGTCTCAAAAAGCGATGTAAGCGTCCGCATTATACTCATCAATGCTGGACCCTTTACAAATGTTTTATAATACTGGAGACACATTATTATCGCAGTCTTAATGGAAGTACAAGATACAAGCCCTAAAGCTAGTAAAGAAAAATCCTCCACTCGCGACAAAATTGATTCCAATATTGAGACCCCCTCCGGATCTTTGTCAGAAAACATTTGCAACAATGTTTTAACTCTATCAGTCTCAGTTGAAATAATATGAGAAATCTCACTTATTGATTCACCAAGACCTTTAACATCATCCGTACACTTACTAATAGCGTCCGGCAATTGAGTAACATTGTTATAACCTCCACCAAGGAGATTAACAAATTCTCCGACTCCCTCAGGGGCAAACTCATAGGTTGCCCACCATTCACCAAAAGATATTATGTAATCGACATCAGCTGGGTCGTGCCTAACTACTTCATACATAAGAGAATGATATGTGGCTGTTCCTTCAACAGTCACCATTTCATCCCTAGTGTTACAAAATAACATATGCACACCATACTCATCAATTTCATAGGTTCTACACACACAATACTTATTATAATAGATACCTATAAGTGTATAGACACCGCCGTCCTCCACGGCCAACTTCATTCCTTGCTTCAGTCCATCATATGATCTGAGCTCAAAACAATAGCGATAGTCTACTAAAGTTTCAATAGTTGTAAACTTTCTTCGCTCATGTAAACTATTGACCATTGTGGCCCATAGGTGAATACTGGAATTGGCAGTCCCAGTATCATTGCCTTCGGTAACGTTTTCGAGATAGTCCTTTCCTCGCACATGTGAATTTGACATCATTGAAAATTAAATTTATTAAAAGGCATTTACTACTAATTATTAGCACCCGTCCTCCACGGGCTAGACCGTACCAGTTATTATAAATGAATACGATTGCAATATCTTGCGAATGTGATGTTAGTCGCGTCAGGTTGCTCTGGCCTGACGTAACTAAGCACCACTGTTAAAATGGTACCCATCAGGTCACGTTACTAACCTTAGCATGCGGTTACATGCCGAACCATAGGGATTGCTCCCAATCGCTTCGAGTCTCCACAGAGTGCAGTACGTCGCCTTTGTCGTACACCATTCCAATCTATAACACACATCAATCAATTAACAGAGCACATGGATTTATAACAACTCTATCCTTACTCGGCTAATAGCCGGTTTAAATCGAATTTCAAGTTGATATAAAATTACTTGCTATACTAACCACATGATTAATAAAATCATGAAATGTGCCATCATGAAACGCCATACGAATCTCTGAGCGGCTTAAAAACGCCGACATTCAAATCATTTATGACTCCTGGTAGAGTCATCCTAAATAACTAACTTCATCATGGGTGACTGTAGTATTGGAACATACAGTCGTGAGGGTTATTAGACACCCACAAACATTACTAAAAAAGTTGAATAAACAAACGAACCAAAATAAATATATAATAGGATCTAATACCTATTACACAATATTCTCAAACCAATGCGGATATAATACCACACTAGTTGGAGCTAGTCCAATAAGTACAAAAAACATAATTGCCTCCAATTGACAATTCCTG